GTGGATATCAAACAACAAAAACCCCCGCTTCGCACAGAAAAAAAAACAACAGAGAGTGAATGTAAACCCTAAAACCCTTCTAAAACCCTTCTAAAACCCTAAAACCCTAAAACACTAAAACAATAAGACGCCTTCGGCGTGGTTGATAGTTAAACCCATTCAATGGGTTCATCTTTATTTACATTAATCACAATAAATCTTCTTTCCAAAGCTTCTAAAAGCTCTTTCTCATTAAACAAAACCCTAAGCGGGTATTGACTAGTTACAATTAACTTCTCTGGACGAATAAGGCGCGAGCCGCCTTTCTTCTCAGCAATAAACGGATAATGATCCGCCCAAATTTTTAAAAAATTACCAATCCAAGCAGATTGGTTCATATCAACATCATCAAGTAAAACATGGGTCTGACTATCGTAGCCATCCCACCATTTATTCAATGGTTTAGGATACACTAACGGCCAACGAGATCGAACTCCCCTGGACTTTCCTGATCCGGTAGATCCCAATAACCATCGTCCACAGGGCTCGGTGAGGGACTCGAGGGGTGGGAGCGTGTCGCGATAAATCCTATGGAGGTTCCCAATGTATCTGACATATATGTCGGCCGGAATCTCGGCAAAATTACCCTCGGCAGCCAGGGTACGGGCGTTCTCCCAACGCTGCTTCTCCCTGACCCCGGAATCCTCATCGGAGGGGGGGTCACCTCGTTCTCGGAATGATCCGTCCTTGATGCAGTAGACACGGCACTGGTTCGCTGATCCTCTTGCGGGCTCCACATGCGCTCCGGGGATGAGTTTACGGTAAGCGGGGAGGCTTCGGGCGTGTTTAAACTGTGCATACCCCTGAAGATGGGGTGTCCCGGAGGTGGGGGCAAGTTCACGACCGGCAACGGAATAGACCGCGTTGAGTCGGTCGAGCCAGGCGTCAAGAGCTGCGTCGTCATTTAAGGCAGGGTCGTAATTGTTCAAAGTAAAGACTATTCGGCGGACACGAGACATACCAAGAAGGAAAAAGGCGATCTCTTTATACTTCTGAGGGGGCTTGAAGGGGCAGACTCCTTCGGCTGCGGGTGGGGAAGTTTAGGGGTAATTTTTCCGCATTTTTTCAGCTTTCCGCCTGCGAGCGCTCGCCGTCGACTTCAAAAATCATGCTAGGGGGGTTGAAACCCCCCATGGTGCTGCGCCTCACGCACAGCACAGGTGGTCTAGGTAATAATAGCTAGACCACCTAATGTGCTAAGTTACACAAGCTCAGAAATCTGATCCCCTCTTATTAAAAATAAATAATGGCAGCTATAGCAGGAAGAATAGCATGGGCTGGGGCACGAAGATATGGTCCCAGAATTGCAAGGGCTGGATTCAGATATGCCAGCAAATATGCAAAAACCATCGCTCGAAAAGCTCCGCAACTGGCACGAAGGATAACGCCAAACGCAACAAGAGCTGCAAGCAGCAGAGCAACTGGATTCAACACCATGAGAGGAATGGGTTCGAGAGCATTCTCAACAGGCGGAGCCAGAGGAGCAAGCAAAATCCCATGGAAAAAAGGGATGATGGGCGCAGGCGCAGCTGCAGCCGCAGCAAGTCCATATTTCGCAAAACGAAAAAACGACAATAAAAAAGCCGAAGAACAGGCAACAAAGAAACAAAGAATAAATCAACGTGAACAACACGCAACTGGAGATCTAGGTGATGATATACGAACATCAGATAAATTCGAACACACCACTGGAACAACTCTGTGGAAAAGCTATCAACTAATGTCAGGACCAATGATCATTAAAAATAATACAACTGGTGGACTACTAGGGATTCAAGGAAGAGCAGTATGGGGATACCTACGTTATAAACCGTATCTAACCACGGATGCAACCTTATGGCAAACAGTTGGAGGCCTACAAAATGCGGAAACAGATACAACGGTCACCTGGCGAGATAATAACACTACAACTCCAGGATGGAGAGTAGGGGATAATATGACAAGTCAAGTAAATTTCCTAGAAAGAAAATTCATATTCGAAAAATCAAACACTCAAATCGAATTCAAAAATCAATCGTCCTCACCAGTACACTTGGAATACTTCGTAGTGGCGTACGGAAACTCCGGAGGAGCAAGGGATGTTTTCAATGATATAAAACAAGGAGCATATGGCACTAGTGCCAACGTATCAGCCGGATTACCAACAATCCTGACAGTAACCGAAACAGGGGGAGCAATGACATCAAACACAGACTTCAGTGCAGGGAGAAGCAGCACTTTCAAAGCAAACTGGAACATAGTGTACAAACATAAAGTGCGAATGTCTGAAGGAGGAGTTCACGTATTTAATTATACAAACAACGCAAACAGGGTCATCAACTGGGGAAGTATACTAAAAAACAACGCAATCAATAGTGCAGTCGAAACCAATTTCGACGGACTTAAAAACATTACTTACCACATCATATATAAAATATACGGTGAGTTAGGTGACAACAGTAACTTGATCAACACAGTAAACACTGCGGGTGTTACAACCGGTGACACGAAAATAATCTACAGAACCTTATGTACCGAAACATTCAGAAATTGCTACGCAACACCAAGATTGGTAATCGATAAAGGAACAGATCTACCAACAGGATTAGCAAACGTATATGAAAAGGATGGAGGTACAGGAAAAGTGGACGACATGCTCTTAGAAGTACAGCCTTAATAGCATGTTGAAATACCTAGTGAAAATCATCTTAAGAATAAACATTTTTTGTGGATATCAAACAACAAAAACCCCCGCTTCGCACAGAAAAAAAAACAACAGAGAGTGAATGTAAACCCTAAAACCCTTCTAAAACCCTTCTAAAACCCTAAAACCCTAAAACACTAAAAC